TCAATGGACTTCAAGGCTATGGAAAGCCTTTCGCCTTGCAATCGTGCCACTCCGACAATGACAGAATTTCGTGGTATCTCCCTATTGCCGACACGCATAGATTCCAACAATCTCAACCTTACTGCCTGTCCGTCCGTTATGGTCTGGTTGCCGTGGATGCAGGCAGAAATCGTGTTTTTGTCGGAAACACCACCTCTCCCGATGGCGGTATAGAACCTTGCCGAAGCCTTTTCCGAGTAAGAGGCTACAAACTCCCCGTTACTCATGGGACGGTTCAAGGACGAAACTACACGCCTTTGCACTTGCCTTACAGGTGTAATCTTGGCTTTCTTGCCCTTGGTGGCAGTTTTCTTGTTTTCCTCTGTTGCAGTTTCTGCCGATGTATAGGGCACAAAACGAAGCGTATAAAATAGAGAAGACGAAAAAATGGAAGAAGTCGATGAATGATAGAGAGTTAGAGAGATAGAGGAAAATATAGGGTGCAAAACGAAACGTTTACATAGCTTTAATTTTGCTTTAATTTTAGAGGATGATGAAGAGGCGAAAGTTTACATTTGCTTTACATCTGGTTTACATGGGTGGAAATGATTAAAGCAACAGGATGGTGTGGCTAATGCTTCATTGTGAAATGGTACTCGATTGATGATGATATATACGGGAGGTTCATGGTGTGATATTGCGAGGTTCATGGTGAGATGCAGGGGGATCCACAATAAGATATTGGGGCGATTCTTGATAGTATATTGGGATGATTCTTGATGGTATTTCTCGGTGATGGGATGGAGTCGATTTGAGGGGCAAATGAGGGCTTCTGTGAGCTTCTTTGTTGGATGATGGGTAATTATGAGGGAACGAGGTGTGGAGCGGCTTACGAGCCGCTTTTATTGTGCCCTTTTGTGGGCTGCGATTTGAGGGCGTGATGATGGCGAATTTTGGGCGTTTAGGAATATTTAAGATGCAAAAATATTCCATATAGAGATTATTTGGTATATTTGCAAGCAAATTGGTAATAACGTTAATAAGGATAGATTATGGCTAAAGTGATACATGTACACCTCATGGTGGGCAAGCACCAGGGGCTGAAGGACTTCTATTTTTCCTCTATCTCTGCCGTGTATAGCGTGCTGACTGCTGAGGAGGTGGGTGCAAGCAAGGGGTATCTGCTGCACGCAGGGCTTGGTGGAAACGGTACAGTGATGACGAAACGTGCTGTAATTAAGCAAGCTACGCTCATTTCGGGTGGGCGTGGAGATGCTGATTCGGGCGAGGCTTAAAGGCATTGGAAGGCGATTTTTAGGGCTTGCGTGGGCGGTTTTAAGGGCTTGCGAGAGTTGGCAGTGACAAGGGAGCTTTGTGGCTCCCTTTTTTCGTGCCTTCTGGTACGGCTGATGGCGTGATTTTAGGTAAACAGAATGGTGGTTTTGTGGGTGGATGCTGGAGGCTTTTTTGGGGTGGCTTTTGGGAGTGGTTTATAATGACTCATTGGGTGTGGTTCTTGGTGACTTATTGGGATGGTTCCTATTGATTTCCGGAATGATTCTTGGTGACATTTTGGGTGATTCTTGGTGGTTTTACGAATAGCTTTCGGATGATATTCGGACGGTCTTAGAATGACTTTCGAGGGGCTTTCGAATGAGTGGTAAAATGGACGATATATTGTCGATTTTGGCAACTGGAGGGACAGGTGGAGGGACAAAGTGGAGGGACATTTTCGAAAAAGTGGAGGGACAAATGTGGGGTCTGCGGCATACAAGAGCCTGAAAGGGGAAAAATACCCTTTTTGTTGCTTTTTCTGCCGAAAACTTACCCTTGCGGCGCAAAGATTTTGTGCGCTTACACCTTATTATATATAGTATATGGGGGATTTGATGGCTGCTATTTGGCGGATGTATGGGGAGGGGGGAACTTTTAAGGGAAGAATGAGGAACGAAGAGTGAAGAATTGGAGGGGATGAGAACGAACGACGAGCAAGTGAAGGGAAGAATGAGGAACGAGGGGTGATGAATCCATGTACTTGGATGGGATGGGAAAACGAGCGAAGGGCATTAGGACGATGTTGGGATGACGTTCTAATGTCCTTCGAGGGATATGAGAGAGATGTGTGGTAATTATGGGGGCAATATATGGGAGGGGTATTCGATAGTGCAGCCTACCCCTTCACTATTCGAGGCGGATGATGCCACGCACCAGGGCTATGGCATGGAGGTGGGACAGCGAAAGCTCGAAAGGTGGATAGCACTCATTGTCGGATACGAGGAGGATGTGGTCGGTGTCGGATCCTTGGCACACTCGCTTGATGAGGGCACCTTGGTCGGTGTCGAGCACATAGGTCTTGTTCCACTGGAAGAAGATGTCGGTGAGCGAGATCTTTTGGCAAGCCACGAGGTCGCCTGATAGGTATGTGGGCTGCATGGAGTCTCCCTTCACGGGTATGAGGAAGTCGGCACCCTCGAAGGAAGGCACCACATATCGCTCGCACTCGTACTCCATGACGGATATATCAGAGGTGAAGGCTCCAGCCATTGCGCTGACAGGTATGAGGGGTATGCCCTTTTGGCTGCCCTGTGGTAGCTTATGGATGCCTGCCGAGGTGGTAGGCATGGAGGATGATGCGGTGGGTTGTGATGGTGTCTGATGGCTATCGGGATTCTTAGAGATAGATTGAATTGCCATATCTTTGACTTCATCTTCACTTTCTTCTACTTTTATTTGGTCAGTCGAAATATTTTGCTTATCTTTGTAGCTATTAATATCTTGTGGTAGAGGGGGACTGCATATCATATCTCCCTTACCAGTCATCAGCCATAGAATATTAATATCGGAGGCGTAAGCAAGAAATCTCGATAGATTATCTTCGCTTATGCCATTATTCTGCCCTAACACACCTCTTGTTACACCAGATTTCTTGTAAAAATCATAGGCACTTATACCCTTTTTATCGAGATAAAGCAAGATTTTTTGCTTTATCGGTGATTTTTCTTGCTTATTTTCTTGCATAGTCGAAATATTTTGCTTATCTTTGCACCGTGTTTAGTACCAAACACCGCGCCAAAGATACTAAAAAGGTGCGAGATAGGCAAATTTATCGACTTAAAAAAGAATAACGTATGAAAGCAATCAAGGTTAGCGAGGTGAGAGCCATCAAGAAGGAGTTCAACCTCACAGAGCAAGAGGGATGGTACCTCGAAGACTTGGCAGACGAAGTGAACAGCACCAAGGACGGCTGCTGCAAGGCACTCCAGAACGACCTCTTCTACGGCACGATACTCAAGGGCAAGAAAGCCGCCATCATGGCATTGCTCATCTTCAAGGGGCGCAAGGCTCAGAAGAACACCGGCTACCTGAAGCTCGACATGACCTCGCTGGGAGTGGCAGAGATGCTGAAGGTGAGAGTTTGCCAGGTGAGGCAATGGTTCATCAACATCGGAGCCAGCCCGAGATTCGGAAAGAACATCGTGATCGCCACCCAGTTCGGGCAGAACTTCTTGCAGATAGCGGCATGATGACAAGATACAACATTTAACAACGGATGCTTATTGCGTTCAGCACAAAAGGCCCTAGGATGACAGCCCGGAAAGACGGGCACGTGCCGGGCAACGTTCCCGGCAAACCGGAGGCAGATGGGGGCAGGTCGCATGGTGATAACTGCCAGGTAAAATTAGGCGGAAGGGAGGTTCGATTCCTCTCGCCTCCACCAAGTTAAAGTAAAGAAAGGGAAAAGTTATGAATGACGAGACAATGTACGACATCAATCTTGACATGGAGCTGCGCCGTGCCCTCATAGGCAAGAGGAACCAGCACTTAGGCAAGTACCTGGAGAGAATCGAGCGGTTCTACGATGGAAAGTTGAAGCTGAAGAACCCTTCCACGGGTGAGGTGCTCGACCCTAATCATTTTGCGGAGGCACGTAGCCTTCTGGAGTCAGAAGCAAGACGGTGGCGTCAACGCTCATGCACACAAACCTTCTTTCATACAAGAATGAGATGTGGTCTGCAAGAGTATCGCAAAGCATACTCAAACATTCTCCCCTGTGCCTTGCGGCATTCAGAAAGAATGAGAGAATGAGGTGCTGCTCGCCTTTCTTGTTGATGATATGATACACAGGGTTGTCGTCAGAGAAAGATCCGAGCAGCTCATGCGCAGGAAACAGCCCAGGAACGAGCAGCATATACAGATCGTGATCATTGAGGGTGGTCTTTCCGAAGTAGCAGACATCGAAAGTAATCTTGAATTTAGCCATGAGGATAAGTTTTAAGGGTTCGACAATACGTTTCGGCTGCAAAGATAAGAAAATAAGCGAAGAGTGAAGAACGAAGAGTGAAGAATTAAGACAGAATAGATATGAAAAAGAGAATAGACACGACCAAGGAGATGCGCCAGAAGGCGATGAAGGTCTTCCATGTGACAGAGCAGACGGTGTTCAACGCCATCTGTTTCGACTCCAAGAGGGGCGACACCGACAAGGCGAAGCGCATCCGCAGCTACATCCTGCAGAACGGAGGCGTCGTGATGGTGGAGCTGCCAGAGGTGGAGACCATACATGACGCTGAGGGGATGATGAGACAGTACTTCCCCAACGGTGGCATGGTAGAGGTGAACAAGATGACGGGCGACCTCGTAGCCTACTACAAGGGCGCAGAGATGTTCAGCAAGGAGAACGTGAGCATCAAGCAGCTCGCAGAAGTCCAGGACATCATCTCCCTCTGGACACAGAGGGACGCTGACATCATGACTACCCCTGAGCTTTACAAGAAGCATTGCCGCCTCGCTGGGGTGGAAAGTTAAACCATCAACCATTGAAGCTATATGGACATCACATTGTTTGTTATCGTAGGCGTTGTCTGCTGGGTGCTTGGCATCCACCAGGGCAAGCACTGGGAAGAGATCACCAGTGAGGAATGAGTAAAAAGGTAAAATCGAGTTATCAATCATGGAATATTACGGCAATACACTTTGTATATCGGCTCCCGAACTGGTGGGCAATGGCATCATGAGCCAGTCCAACTATCAGAAGATGGTGACACGTGGGCGCATAGATGTGGCAAGACGTGGCGGAGGGGCAAGCGGATGCACGGCTCTCATTGCCGTGGATAGCCTACCCACCAAGTACCTCGACAAGGTGAAGGAACAGTTCCCCGGCGGTCCTGAGGTGAGATTGCAAGGCTGGGTGACCTCCAACTACGAGGTGGACCAGCGAGCCATCGCCTTCTTCAGCAACCCCCGGCAGACGAACCTCGACCTCACCCCCGAGAAGATACAGGAGTACGTGGTGAACGCATCGGTGCTCAACTGCTGCATCAAGCTCTACGACCGGGCTTCTTCCTACCGCAAGCTGATGGGCGAGAAGTATGACTGGAACATGATGACGGGCGTGGTGAAGATACTGAAGGACGTGTATCACCACACGCTGCCCGAGAGCACGCTGCGCTTCCGCAAGAAGGTGAACGAGTACCGGCAAGGTGGCTACGCCGCCCTGATCAGCGGAAAGTTTGGCAACCAGAACAAGCGCAAGGTCGATCTGAAGCTGGAGAAGCTGGTGCTCGGACTGTGGTGCCTCCCCAACAAGCCTTACGGCGCACAGGTACGGGACCTCTACGAGTCGTTCCTCTGCGGAGAGCTGGATGCCTACGACGTGAAGACGGGCGAGCTTTTCTCCCCCAACGACTTCACCGACAAGAACGGCGAGCCGATCACGCTCAGCGACACCACCATCCGCAACATCCTCAACAAGCCCTCCAACCGTGCGATATGGGACAAGAGCCAGCTCAGCTGGTCATCGTTCATGCACGAGTCGATGCCGCACATGCACCGCCATGCTGGTGAGTACTCATTGAGTCAGATCACCATGGACGACGTGGATTTGACCCGAAAGTTGCGCGACACCAAGCTCCGAGTGAAAGCGTACTACGCCTACGACAGCGTGAGCCAGTGCGTGCTCGGGGCGAGCTACAGCCGCAACAAGGACCCACAGCTGGTGAGGGAGTGCTTCCGTGAGATGTTCCGACTGATAGCCAAGCACGGCTGGGGCATCCCTGCGGGCATCGAGGTGGAGAACCACTTGATGACGGAGTACAAGTACTCGCTCTTGCAAGAGGGCACGGTGTTCACCCACGTGCGCTACTGCGCCCCCCTGAACTCCCAGGAGAAGCAAGCCGAGAACTTCAACGGAGCCAAGAAGAAGAGCGTGATACACCGCAACCACACGGGCATAGGCCGATTCTACGGCAAGTGGCAGTGGAGAGCCGAGGCACGCAAGGTGAGCGATGCCAGCAACGACACCTGGGAGGACAAGGAATACTTCAGCTTCGAGGAACTGGTGGCAGACGACCGCCGAGACAACTACGAGTGGAACCACGCCCTGCATCCCGACCAGAAGCGATTCAAGGGCATGACCCGATGGGACGTGCTGATGGAGCGCATCAACCCTAACCTGCGACCCTACGATGAGATCACCCTCGCCCGATACATCGGCGAGAAGGTGGAGACATCGGTAAGGAGGAACTCCACGGTGAGGGTGGCCTACGAGGACTGGTGGCTCTCCTCGTACGAAGTGCTGAAGAAGCTCGCACCCAACAACTACAAGGTGACCGCCTACTACCTGCCCGATGAGGAAGGCAAGCCGCAGAACGTGTACATCTTCCAAGGTGACAGATACATCGACCAGGTGGAACGTGTGGAGACCTACAACCGAGTGATGGCAGAGCAGACCGACGACGACAAGCGCAAGTTCTACCGCCAGCAGAAGAAGGTAAGGCAGTTCATGAGGTTCGTGGGCAAGGGCGTGGAAGAGACGCCGACCATCGGAATACAAAAGAAATTAAACTTAAACGATATAGATGATGAGACAGAAACAGAGATTACGCCACAAGGCCCGGCGATGCAAGAAGCACCCAAGGAGCCGCCAGGGATGGGGCGAGCGGAAGACGACATAAGCGACATCCTCGCACTGATGGAAGATTCCCCCGACGAAGCCACGCTGCGGGCGCAAGCCATAGCGGACATCTAAGGGAAGAGTGAAGAAAGAAGAGTGAAGAATTCTCTTGCAAGGCTGCTCCTACCACATTTCCAACGGCCTTAGAATGCACTTATAACACGCTTAGAACACAACTTAAAACACTTGAAGATATGATAACGACAGAACAGAAGAAAAAGATTACAGCCGCCATCGAGCGCAACCGTGCGCTCTACGAGAGCGACTCGAAGCACGCCAAGGTGCTCGGCATCTCCACCAGCGTGTATAGCATGGTGAAGCAGGGACAGACCGACAAGGCCCTATCCGATGCCAACTGGGTGCGACTGGCCCGCCGACTCGACGTGAGCCTGAAGCACGAGATGGACTGGCAGACGGCTCGCACGGAGACCTTCGTCACCATCACCCAGCAGATGGAGATGGTGCAAGGCTCGGCTCTCTCGATGATACTCTGCGACGAGCCCAACATCGGCAAGACCTACACCGCCCGACAGTATATCAAGACCCACAAGGAGGCCATCTACATCGACTGCTCGCAGGTGAAGACCAAGCGCCGCTTCATCCGACAGATGGCGACCGAGTTCGGACTGGATGGGCGTGGCACCTACGCCGATGTGTATAACGACCTCACCTACTACATCGTCAACGTGTTGCAGTCGCCCCTGGTGATACTCGACGAGGCAGGCGACCTGCAGTATGAGGCGTTCCTGGAGCTGAAAGCCCTCTGGAATGCCACCGAGCACTGCTGCGGATGGTACATGATGGGTGCCGACGGACTGAAGGAGAAGATCAACCGCTCCATCGACTGCAAGAAGGTGGGCTACACCGAGATACTTTCCCGATATGGCGGCAAGTATGCCAAGATAAGCCCCGACGACGGCAAGGACCGACAGGACTTCCTGATGCGCCAGGCGGTGATGGTGGCGAAGGCGAACGCACCCAAGGAGAGCAGCAGCCTCGACATCGCCAACATCGCCCGAAGGGCACAGGGCAGCCTGCGCCGAGTATATACCGAGATAGAGAAAGTGAAAGGCGATGAATAATGCACAATGTATAACCAATAATTCGTTGCTATGGTAAAGAGAGCATACGGTCCGAGGGAGATGATGCGCTTCAAGAGCGTGCCACTCCCATGGGACGGAGAATGGCAGAGGGTGTTCGGCAACCCCGAGATCAACGACATGTGGTTCATATCGGGTCCCTCTGCGTCGGGCAAGAGCTCGTTTTGCATGCAGCTCGCCAAGAAGCTCTGCGAGTATGGCAGCGTGCTCTACGTGAGCGTGGAGGAAGGCACGAAGATGAGTTTCTGCCAGCGACTGAGACGCTACCACATGGAGGAGGTGCAGAGCAAGTTCCGGGTCGTTGACAACGGAAACCTGGACGACTTGAAGGAACGGCTCCACAAGCGCAAGAGCGCCAAGTTCATCATCCTCGACTCGCTCCAGCTGTTGCAGTCCACGTTCGGCTGGACGTTCCAGGACGCACTCGGGCTGATGGCGGAGTTCCCCCACAAGTGCTTCATCTTCATCTCGCAGGAGTACAAGAGCGAGCCGATGGGCAAGACAGCCGGAAAGCTAAAGTACCAAGCCAGCGTAAAGGTGAGGGTGAACGGCTACAAGGCGGTGTGCCAGGGACGATTCATCAAGGAAGCCGGGGCTGAGTTCGAGGTATGGCAGGACGGAGTGATACAGACATCAAACAATCTTTAGGCTTATGGAAGAGGTAATCAATGAGATCATGGAGTATGTGAAGCGCAAGACTTCCGACTTCTCCTACATGGACCAGGCACAGATCTACGGCGAGCTGGAGATCCGATTGGCCGCCCTCGACGAGTTTCAGGCGGAGGGCGACATCGACGAATACATCCTTGACGGGGTGTAGGGAAATGATAAATTATAAATTATAAATGATAAATTATAAATGACATTTAAACCAATATACGACTATGAGTGAGATTCTGAAAGAAATCAAGCAATGGTGGAAGGCCATTGGCGACGAGCAGCACCGCAAGAAGGCGCTGCGCAGGGAGAAGGAGGTGAAGCACGAGGCCCAACTGAGAGTACAGGTAAGGGAGTTCGGCGGTGAGCTGTTCTTCTGCTTCGATGGCATACCGCTGCTGCACGAGGATGACCTCACCATCGACCTGGGCAGTGCGGCACGAGAGGCACGAGGACATTTCTGCGACTATCGAATGACGCAGGACGCTTGATGTTTCACCGTAAGACAGAGAACGGAACATGATATACCAACTGCAAGTAAAGAACGGATGGAAATGGCACGACCGATTAAGAACTACCATCGCTTCTACGCCTCGTTTAACAAGCTGCAGAAGCACGGCTCTGACGAGGACACTAAGGCGGCTCTCGTGAGCCAATGGACCGGAGGCCGCACCACCCACCTCAGCGAGATGAGGGTGCGAGAATATACAGACTGCTGCAAGGCACTGGAGAACATGCTGGGCTATGGCGAGCAGCGCAAGCGCCACCGCTCCATCTGCCTGCACCTGATGCAGGAGCTGGACATCGACACCAAGGACTGGCAGCGCATCAACGACTTCTGCAGCCACCCCCGCATCTGCGGCAAGGTGTTCGCCCTGCTCGACATCCCCGAGCTGGAGGCACTGGAGCTGAAGCTCCGGGCCATCAAGCGCAAGGGAGGGCTCGGGGGAAGTGAAGGGAGAAGCGCGAAGAGCTATTCGAGTGAAGAACGAAGAGTGAAGAGTGAGGAACTCTCTTGCCCTTCAGAACATATACCAATCATAATCATACAGCAAAATGGAAACAACGACAGTTACAACCCAACAACAGCAGGCAGCCGCCCAGGAGGCAGCCGCCCCTGCTGAGGAGAAGAAGGTGACCATGGCGGTCGATCTCTCCCAGATGACGGAGGCACAGAAGGCGGCACTCCGTGAGCAGCTCAACGCCGAGGCGAAGAGCAGCCGCCAGGAGAACCGCAAGGCATACGAGGACCTCAGACACGAGTTCATGGTGAACGTGGAGAACCAGCTGGGCATCATCGTAAAGAGCGTGAAGCAATTCAAGGACTGGCTCGGCAGCGAGTCGGATGCCTTCACCAAGATCATGCAGCGATATGGCCAGACCAAGTTCGACGACCAGAAGAACTTCACCATCACCGACGGCGACTTCCGCCTCTCCATCGCCAGCAACAACGTGAAGAGCTTCGATGAGCGTGCCGACCTAGCCGCCGACCGACTCATCAAGTACCTCAAGCGCTACATGGAGCAGAGCGAGAAGGGGCAGGAAGACCCGATGTACCAGTTGGCGATGACGCTCCTGGAGCGCAACAACGCCGGCGACCTCGACTACAAGAGCATCTCGAAGCTCTACGAGCTGGAGGACAAGTTCGACGAGGAGTACGCCGACATCATGACACTCTTCAAGGAGTCGAACGTGGTGCAGAAGACCGCCGTCAACTTCTACTTCTTCAAGCGAAGCCAGGAGTCGGGCATCTGGACTCGCATAGAGCCTAGCTTCTGCCGCTTGTAGAAGAGTGAGGAATCACGACTTTAATGTTTTCTTTAATATCATATCAAAAGTGTGTTAAACTAAGGGAAGGGCAAGTGCTTTGAGGACATACCGCAAGAGGACCGGACTGAGCTACAAGAAGAGAGTGGCTGACATCAATGCGATATACGACCGATATGCCAAGTTGGGAGTACCCAACAGGGAGATATGGAGGCGGTATATTTACCCCACGTATGCTCTGAGCGAGCGTCAGTTCTACTACATCTTGAAGGCATCCGCCGACCCTCGCAACGAGATCAGCGAGGCACAGGAGCTCTTCCTGAAGTTTGAGGAATAACATGGCTATGGCAAGTGCAGACGGAGAATTGAGAAAGGTGGTGAGGCGGATACTGAGTGACATCCGCGTCGAGCTGGGCGATGAGTTCGACCAGAACTTTGAGCGGCAGGGCTTCTTTGCCGAGAAGTGGCAGCGGCGCAAGAGTCCCATACGTGGCGACGGCCACATCCTCGTGGCATCGGGCGACCTCCGCAAGAGCATCAGGAGCCGCAGCGACGAGAGCAGCATCACGTTCTACAGCGACCTAGCCTATGCAGGCATCCACAACGAGGGTGGCGAGATCAAGGTGACGGCAAGGATGAAGCGGTTCTTCTGGCATAAGTACCATGAGACCAAGGATGAGTTCTGGAAGGCGATGGCGCTGATGAAGGTAGGCAAGACGATAAAGATACCTCGCCGCCAGTTCCTGGGCATGGCACCGGAGGTGGAGACCGAGGTGAGGAAGATCATCGAGGACAACCTCACGCAATACTTCGAGCACGACTTTAACATCAATACAAAATGACAAGATTATGGACGCAAGATTAAGACTATATACAGACATCGTGATGGCGATGAAGGGCAAGGTGCCAGAGATCAAGACCTTCGACCTTTGGAACCGCCAAGTGGAGTTCCTGCAGGAAGACACCGCCTTCGAGTGCCCCGCCCTGTTCATCGAGTTCGGGGCTATCCAGTGGGCGCAGAAATACAAGGAGACCTGCAAGGGGCTGGAGGGACTGGGCGAGGTTCGCCTTCACCTTGTCACCGACTGGCACGCCCATGAGGATGGCGTGACGGCGATACAGCTCAGCGAGAAGATGTTCCAGGCACTGCTGGAGATGCCGGGCGTGGCCGACTATCAGCTGGGCTTTCCCTCACAGACGCTCACCAACCACGACCACGAGGAGGTGATGGAGAGCATCGAGGTGATAGGCGCAAGGTACTGGAGGGACATCCCCTACTAAGTTTGTTTATTTCAAGGACACCGCCCCATGGCGATGGGGATGGGTTCGATGGAGAAGGGGCTACGTCGTGATGACGCAGCCCCTTTGTTTTTGCTTGGTGGTAAGATTGTAGTAAGGTTGCGCCCATGCGCGCTATGCCTTAGTACTCCTTGACGTTCTCGTCGCCGGAGTCGCTTCCACTGGAGGAAGAACCGCCGCCGGTCTGTGAGCCGCTGCTTCCGGTCTGTGAGCCACTGCCGCCCTCGGATGGCTTCTGCCCGGTGCTGCCGCTGTCGCCCTTGCCCTCGCTATCACCTGGGGCTGGGTCGGTAGGGTTGGCATCGCCTTGCGCCTTGGCTCTTCGGATGGCGGCACGCTGCTCGTCTCGGTTGGCAACGATGTTGAACACGGCGTTCTCCTTCAGGTTCTCGAAGCTCTTGCCCGGTACCCACACCACGTTCACCTTCTCCACGCAGATGTCGGGGTTGTACTTGCTAGCAGTCTCCGTGCCCTTGCCCTGCAGGGTGACGTAGAACTCGCCGAGCTTGCCCAGCTCCACCTTCTTTCCTGCCAGGAGCATTTCTCTGAGGCACTTCACCGCCTTGCCGAGGATGGCTTGCACATCCTCAGCGTCATAGACGTTGTTGTGCTCACTGATGTGCTCGGAGAACTTCTCGAGCGTCATCTTCTCGGTGTACTGTGCCACACCGTAGGCTTTCTTTGGGTCGTCAGGCTTGGCTGGGTTGCCCATCATTGCAATACTGTAGTTGATCATTGCTTTGAATAATTAAGAATGAATAATTGGGCTTGCGCCCTTTGGGGTTGTTCCGTCGCTCGGGCGGTCGCTTCCCCCTTATAATTTTGTCGCTGTTTCGTCCCTACTAGGGGCGAGGCTCGGTCGGTACTAGGGACGAGGGTTGGTCGGTACTAGGGGCGAAAGCTCGGCGGTAGTAGGGGCGAGGCTCAGTCGGTAAGTATGGACGGAAGGGAACGGTAAATATCAAAACACGTCATTGAGCGAATTAGTAGATGTTCAATATTAAGCGGAGCGTCTACTTTTACTGTAGCTTTGTCATCTGAAAACTCTAGATGCCACTTTACTTCACTTACAAGCTTCTCCTTGTGATATGTCATTACAAGACCGATGTACTCTTCTTCTGACAACTTTCGGTGTTTTGATATTATTCGCAATTCTTCTCGGGGGTATGGCTTATATGTGTCTGTATTTTCTGCAACAGACAGCAATCCGCAATGATTGTTACGAAGCAGCGACCCGATAGGATCTTGACTATGAAGAAAAGCCCGATGAGAACCAAATAAGTTACATAACTGGAACTTTATCCTATCCCATAGGCTCGGTTTTTGGTCTATTACTATTACTTTTGTCACTCCTCGTATTTTTGTGGTCTGTTGCCACATGATTTTCTTGTCTTCATTAACTTTCCACTCCAAACAGTCGAGTTCTATTGAGACGATGTCATTTTTTTCTTCCATTTTCTTGCAGGTTTAAAATGTTTGTTGTATCTTTGCAGCGTGAGGGATGGGTTAACCTTAAGAGACCGGCTCTCATTCCAGTCAGGCTACCTTTAGCCTGGCTTTTTTATTTGCACGATTTTATCTTTCTGTATGCAATATATAAGGTCAAACTTCTTGTACTGCGAAGTCTTTCTAAGACCATTATATTTTGCGAGTCCTTCAAGGAAACTTTCATGTGTAAAATTCTCGTTAGGGAAGAATAGGACCGCAATCTTTGTTTCAGGCTTAGAGGCACAATGTTTAAGAGCATTCCTTATATTGTTGGCGGTTGCACTTTCTGCACCAGCAATCTCGAATGGGAGTTTATCCCATGTACCCTCGCACCATTTGTGCTTATAAACGTTCTGAGGTTCTGCCCCTAAGATTACGGAATGTCCATTTTTAAACCCTACGTCTTGCACGGTCGTTTCATACCAACCTTTCTTTTCATCAATATTGTGTTCGATATGAGTTGCTTTTACACCACCGCTACGTTCGTCATATTGTACGTCTTTATACGATTTATCTTTTATAATTTTGTCGTATATAGCTTTATTTTCCTTTAACTTATTAGGTCGATTGTCTGCCAAGCATGTTACAATCCGACAAGCGGCGCAGAGCTGATTATCTACGATTTCGTTTACCAGCCCTAGCTTTCCCTTTGCCACATCGCAGTCGTTGCAGCGCTTGATGGTGTAGGGGTTGTAGTCGGGCATGGTCTTGCCCTGCTTGCCGCTGTTGAAGCGGAAAATGCTCAGTTTCTCGCCGTTCAATACTTCCTCGCCACGGCTCATCGCCTCGTTGTGGGGCGTTTCATCATACTTGCCACGGCGCACCTGCACCACGGTGCAGCGGCAGTTGTGGGTGATGCCTATAGGAACGATGTACGACTCATCCTTGAAAATAGACAGGTTATAAACGGTCGTTTCTCGTTTCTTTTTCGTAACTTTGCCCTCAACCAATACGTAACGATTATGAAAAAAGGTATTTCTCAAGAAATCAAAGAACGAGTTGAAACCATCGAAGGCATGAATATCCTTGATGCCGCAAAACACAGGTACATCACAGAGAAGCGCAGTTTCAGATGGCTTAGTGCCCATTGGAACATCAATGGTAGAACCGTGCATCGCCTCCTTGCCGACCTTGGCATTTCCATCCGACATGGTAGTGAGGCGGTCAGAACTCAATGGATAGACAACCCCGACAGAAGAAAGAAAACGAGCGAGCGACTTACGCAAACCAACCATGAGCTTGCCGCCAAGGGTCTCCATGTACGCCAAGGTAAGACCAAGGCCAACAGCGACCTCATTCGTGGCATAGCTGAGAAGCTGAAATCGTGCTCTTCCCTTCTTCGCCCTGACGTGAAGGCGAAGGCGTTGCAACATGCCCTTGCCACTCGCAGGCTTCACCCAGAGCGCATGAGCGCACTCCGTACACCATTGAGCAAAAGCGAGGAAATCATAAGAGACCACCTGACGGCAATAGGCCTTCCATTCGAGACGAGAAAGCTTCTTGGAGGTTACGTCGTTGACTTTTTCATTTCCGACATCAACCTTGTCATTGACTGCCAGGGACGCAATCGCTTTCCACTTTCTTACGCACGCCATCAAGCCATAACGCAACAAGGTGCGAGTGTTTGCTATTGCGTGAACAACCAGGTGAAGCGTGGAGTTTTCACCGACTTGGATGATTATGTCGCCCTTGTGAAGGCTTCTCGCCTCGACCCATCCGTGAGGTGTGCAGAAGCGGTGATTTGGGGTGCATGTGGCCATCGCCCCTTTGGTGATGACACTGAAAAGTTCATCGTCCACCGTACGGGCGTGCGTTCCGATTACCTTACGTACCTTACCACTTCCACCAATCACTAAGTCGCCTTTCTTGATGCTCTCAATACCTTTCCATCCGTCCATGGTAAGCACAGGAGTGCCAGCCACGAAGCAGTTCCAGCCATTCGGCGGGTAGTAGCTCTCCCAGAAAGGGTCACTCATCGGCAGGGTGATGCGGTCGAGGGCGGCGTGCTCCGGGCGCACCTTGTCGTCATGGGCGGTGCGGTACTGCAAGAGGTAGCGGTCGCCATCCTCGCTGTACTGCTCCCACTTCGCCGCCATCTCTGCCGAGGCTTGCACGAAGTTGTACTCAGCGTGGAGGTAATTGGCGTTGTAGGTCTCGTCTATCTTGCGAACGTCGTTCAAAAAGCGTTCGAACGGCTTTCTATCGCCGTTCTCATCGAGCAATGACGGGAACGCCTCGTTCAGCTCATGGAAGGTCTTGATTCCACTAAAGATATAGTTGGAGCGAGTAAGGCGCTCCCTCATCTTGTCGGTCATCCTCACTTGCTTGAAGGTGGAGTCGAGGATGCCGGCATGGGCATTGATGAAGCTCTGCGCCTCGTCGGATGCCAGGATGTCGATGTTGAGCTGTGCGCCCCTCTGACCGTAGAGCGCCCTCATCATCTTGTCGAACTTGTGCGAGAGGTTCTTGTACTCGCTCCGTTTCTTGTAGTCGTCGTTGGTTCCCTCCAGGGGTATGTGGTTGCCGTCCAGCCATCGTCTGTATCGTTGGTGCAGCCCCTTGTAGTCGTCGGGGCTTAGTCGAAAAAAGGTTGGCTCGCTGATGGTGCGGATAACGCAGATTTGTCGTCCTTCTTGTCATCCCCTGATGGCTGCTGCATGCCGAATGGGTTGGCTTGCTGCAAGCGTTCGCCCACGGGCATGTTGTACTTGTCGGCGAAGTACTTGCCATCCACCTCGTAGCGGTCGCTGATCATCTTCTCGTACTCCATCTGCTGCTCCGGGGTGTAGTCTATCGACTTGTCCCAGGTGAAGTGCATGCCCTGCAGTGGGAAGCCGTGTTGGATCATCCGGGGGATGAGCTGGTTGTTGATGGTGTTCGCCAATAGCTTGGCATCGCTCTCCACGATGTTCTGGAACACCTCCAGGTGGGTCTGGCTCTGCGAGAGGCTGCTGCCGTCCTCGATGGTCATGGTCTGACCGATGATGAGCTTCGATATTTCTGAGTTGGCTCTATCCACACGCTTGTCATACACATTGAAGGCATCGCTCTTGGCGTTCTCCACCAGTTGCACGGTGGTACCCTCTGGCAGCACGGCGTAGCTGGCCAAGCCCATGCGCTGCATCATCTCCTCTATCTTGTCGGTCTCGCTCTGGCTGCGCGAGCTGGTGGTCGCCACACGGAGGGGTATGCCGAAGATCTCGCCAAACACGTCCCATGCGGCGAGCACGTTCTTCTTCGGTATGGTGTGCTGTGCCGCCTTGAGGTAGAGTCCGAGGTCGTCGGGCTTGCCCACCTCCACCAGGTTGCCGAAGTATTCGGGGGCGTGGTAGTCGATGCCGGTGGTCCAGTCCTGTCCGAGGTCGGTGATGAAGCAGTGGTGCTCCGGTATGACGTACTTGCGGTCGATGAGGCGCATGCCGTCGTATGCCAGGCAGCCGTCACCATCGGTGGTGAGGTCGCCCATCTCGATGAGCGTGTGCCCCCAGTAGGGCGTGGAGAGCACCAGTCGGCAGAAATCGTCAAACCACTCCTGCTGCAGGAAGTGCCTCAGCTCATCGTGGGGCGTGCCATCCTTGTCCTCGATGTTGAAGGAACGGGCGAGCACGAAGCCCATCCTCTGCCCGATGCACCCGGAGAGGTGTGCGTCGATGTCGGCATCACGGTAGATGTCGTAGAGCCACTGGCGGTTGGGGCTGTCCACGTCGATGGCTAGCTGCCACGCACGCCGCCACTTCATGATGTCGCCCTTGGTGAGTGCCTCTGTGGTGCGCTGCAGCTTGGCCAGGATGCTCTCCACCTTTCGGCGGTCGCCCTTTCCGGCTAGCTGCACGTCGCCAAACACGGTGTGCCACACACGTGGCTCACCCTTGATGGCTCTTCTGAGGTCGTATATGCCATCTATGGCCTTGTTGAAAATTCCCATAGTCTTCTTTGCTTTAGAATGAATTGATGGTTGTGTGTGTTACCAGGAGTGGTTGTCGGGACCCTTGCCGAAGGCGAGCACGCCTCCCACTCCCGTGGCGTTGCCTTGTGCGTCGGTACTCCCAGGCAGGTCGGGCACGATCTTTCCGGCTTGCACGCCCTCCAGCCACTTGATGGCTCGCTCGTATCGCTCCTGCCTGGTCTCCATGCCCATGCGTCCGGAAGTGGATGCCGCCATGTTGTAGAGGGCGATGTCGGCGGTGTACATCACCAGCTGGCGGTTTCGGTCGTTGCCCTCGGCGGCGAATATCTTGCCGCAGTCGTATCGGGGTCGCAGGTACCCCGCCACCTCCTCGATGGCCTCGGCGATGGCGTTCTCGACGTTGACGGGGTCGGCTTGCGTGATGACCTTCAGCGAGGCTTCGCTAGCCACCACCTTGAAATCTTCTGTGCTGATAAACATCTTTGTATGAATGATAAATGATAATGAATAAATGACAAATGGGCTGCGCCCTTGGGGGCTTACCACGTGTTCCGGGGCTTCTGTCGCTCACCGATGCGAGGCACGAAGGCTTCCAGCCTGCCCTGCTTCTGCAGGATGTAGATGGCTCCCTCGTCGGCATCGGGCGCATCGTCGTGGGCACGGCTGCCGTGCTCCAGCGAGAGCGTCTGGTCGATGCCCACCTGCATGTCGTCGGTGTCCTTCAGCGCCTCGTTGTAGTACACCTGCCCACGCTCCCAGAACGGAGCCACGCTCTCGATGCGCTGCAGCTTGTCGGGCTTCTTGCGGTAGTCGGGCATGATGGGCAGCTGGTAGCCACGGATGTCGCCCTCCGCCTGAAACTCGTCGAGGGCGGTGTCCTGCATCAGGTTCGACTCCATATAGAACTGGATGCTCGCCCCTTCCTCCAGTGATCGCTCATAGAGGTTGTACAGCCAGCGCACCATCTCGCCCGTGGTGGCCTGGCGCACGAAGCAGTCCACGAGGTGCAGCTCCCTGCCCATCGCCCCCCAGAGGCGGCAAGCCTTGTAGTCGTTGCAGGTGGTCGATTTCCACGAGGGGTCGGTGTAGCACACCAGCGACTCGTATTTGGACAATCTTGGCATCCTCTTGTATTGGATCCAGTTGTGTCGGAAGATGGTGCCGTCCTTGATGGGGTTGTGCATCATCTCCTTCTCCCAGTCGCGGTAGCCCACGAACTCACGGTAGGCATCCACCTCCTCCCGGGTCCACTTCTCCCTCCATGTGGGGTTGCCGTCCTTGTCGATGGCATACACCTTGCTGAGATACACGCCCTTGGTGTGGGCGATGTTGAAGAGCACGGAGTTCTTGTCGATGAGGTTGCCCACCATGATGAAGCGACCACGACCCACGTCCAAGGCTCCGAAGAGCGCCGACTTCACCCAGTGGGTCAGCTCCCTCACTCGCTTCTCGTTCTTGCAAAGCTCATCATCGTCGAGGTCGTCGATGACGATGTAGTCGGGGCGTGCCTCACGGTCACGGAGGCCACGGGGGCTCTGTCCTCTGCCGCAGCCGAGGAACTTCACGCCGCACGCCGCCTTGAACTCGCCGTCGGTCCAATCGCCCCCGGCAGGCTTCTGCTGCCCGAAGTCACGTATCAGTCGGTCGTTGTACTCCAGCTCTGCCTGCACGTCGGCCAGCAGTCGCTTGGCGGAATCCTCGCTCTTGCCCACCACGACCATGAAGTTGATGAGCCGCTGCGGCTGAAACATGAGCCACAGGGGCAGGAACACATCCATGTGGGTGCTCTTGGCATGGCCACGTGGCCACATGAACACCGCCTTCAGGTTGGGGGTGGAGCGCACCTTGCGTGCCGCCTGGTTGTGGAAGGGGGCGTTGTGGATGGTCTTCAGCACCTTGCCCGTGGTCTTGTCCTTGAGCTGCAGGTAATGGGGGAAGTAGTACTCGCAGAAGGCGGCGTAGTTCTGCTGCAGTCGCCTGATGCGTGCCTCCTTCTCCGCCTTGCCCTCGGGGCGCATGATGCTGGTGTCGGTCATGGAGTGTATCTCCTTGCAGAGCTCCCTCCACTTCTCGTAGGCTTTCCTAGCCTCTGCACTTACTGCCATAGATTAAATGATAAATAACAAATGATAAATAATAAATGGGGCTTGCGCCTTAGAGGTCGCACGAGAACCCGTTGTTCATCTTCTCGGAGATGAAGAGGTCCTGATAGTAGTTGAATGTCTTCAGCAGCTCCGGCGTGATGTTGGGGTCGCTCTGCGCCCTGAACTTCATCCACTTGGAGAACGCCATGAACACCTCGATGGCATCCACCACGTTCGCCTTCTTGTCGAGCTTCTCGATCACTGCCGCCATCTTGGCGAGCTTGTCGCCGAGTCCTGCCATCTTCTCCGGGTCCTCGCTCTCGTTCACCTGGCTCACGAGTGCGTCGATCGAGAGGAGGAGCTTGTTCACGATCTCCGGTCGTGTCACGGTCTTGGCGGCACGCTGCTCCTTCCATCCCCCCTTGGTTGCCCAGTTGGACACGGTCACACGGCTCACCTCTATCTGCTCGGCTATCTCTGCCTGCTCCTTGCCTGCCATATACAATGTATGGGCGAGGTCCTTCTTACGTTCTAGTTCTGCTTTTGTCATAATGTGTGAATATTAAAAATGTAGTGCAAAGGTGCGATTATTTGGGCAGTCTGCCAAAAAAGTGTGCAATGGTTGCAGAGATGTGCGCAACCATTGCACACTTTTTTGGAGGAATGGTGGAAAGTTAGTAATATTGCACCGTCATTCCGAGTGATGAGCGAGGAGTGAGGAGTGAAGAATCAAAATGTAATACCGTATAATATGGGAAAGAAAGTAAGAATCAGCGACGAGAGCGTGAACTGCTACGGCACACGCATCCTCACCAGCGGCATCGACCTCACCCAGTACCAGCGCAACCCCGTGCTGCTCTACATGCACGAGCGAGGCAAGGTGGTGGGACTGGTGAAGAACCTGGAGGTGAGGGACGGCGAGCTGTTGGGTGAGCTCTGCTTCGACAAGGCATCGCCCCTGAGCGTGCAGCTGGAGAAGCAGTACCAGTTTGGCAGCCTCCGCATGGTGAGCGCCAACCTCCGCATCCTGGAGACCAGCGGCGACAAGCAACTGGTGAAGGAGGGTCAGACCTTCGAGACCGTGACACGGTGCGAGCTGTTTGAGGTGAGCGCAGTGGATATTGGCGGCAACGACAACGCCATGGTGCTCTCCGACCAGAGCGGACAGGAAATATCCCTGGCAGGGGGCAAGGACGGCAAGCCGCTCCTGCCACTATTGAATAACGCAAGTAATAACCCTTTAAAGAAGAATGAAATGGAATTGAAGCAGATCGCCCTGGCAATGGGGCTAGCGGAGACAGCCACAGAGGCTGAGGTGACCGCAAAGATGAAGGAGTTGAAGTTGCAAGCCGGCAAGGTGGGCGAACTTCAGAAGAAGGTGGACTCTCTCGTGGAGGAGCAGCTCGAAGCCAAGAAGAAGGCAGACGAGATGACCCTCGCCAGCGTGACCGCCGCAGTGGAGAACGCCATCAAGGAGAAGCGACTCGACGCCAGTATGAAGGATCACTTCGTGGAGCTTGGCAAGAAGATAGGCCTCGACTCCCTGAAGCTCACCCTCGGAGCCATGCGACCACAGGGCAAGGTGAGCGCCGTGGTGAACCGTGGCAAGGACGGACGACTCACCCGTGTGGAGACTGGCTCGTACCAGAAGCTGAGCGAGGTGCCTGCCGATGAGCTCCTGGAACTCCGCGACAACAACCGGGAGGAATACATCGCCCTCTACAAGGCTGAGTTCGGATTCGCGCCAGACTTCGACTAACGTCCCATGGCGCAGCATCAATCAACAACACATCATCATCATTTTTTAAGAAACATAGTGACACATGAAACGAATCATTTCTCTTTTTAGCGCACTCCTGTTCAACTGCATCATGGGTGCGGTAATCGCCGCCGCAATGGGCTACGACCCCATGGCGGGCGCAGTGGTGGCCAACCTCACAGTGATAGCCCTCGGGGGCTTCATGCCCAAGGGCGCAGCCTGCGAGGGCGTGCTGAAGGAACTCTGGACGGGCTACCTCGTGAAGCAGCTGGAGCGTGCCGAGAAAGCCACCTTCCTCGATGGCATCCCCGACAACTCCAGCATCGTGGACAACGACGTGATCCACCTGGTCGATGTGGGCGGCGACCCAGACGTGCTCATCAACAACACGACCTATCCACTGACGGTGCAGGAACTGAAGGATGGTGACATCGCCATCAAGCTCGACAAGTTCCAGACCAAGCCTACCCCTATCACCGACGATGAGCTTTATGCCATCTCATACGACAAGATCAGCCGTGTGAAGGACGCACACGCAAGAGCCATGAACGTGGCCAAGTTCTCGAAGTCGGCACACGCCCTCACCCCTAACGAGAACACCGCCTCCACCCCTGTGCTCTCCACATCGGGCGAGACCGACAAGGAGACGGGTCGCGTGAAGCTCTGCATGAACGACATCATCCGCCTGAAGAAGGCGTTCGACAAGTTGAACGTGCCTGTGGAGGGTCGCCGCCTCGTGCTCTGCAACGACCACGTGAACGACCTCCTGGAGACCGACCAGGTGTTCAAGGAGCAGTACAACATCAACCGCACCGACGGCACCGTGGGTCGCCAGTATGGCTTCGACATCTACGAGTATGCCGAGAACCCAGTGTTCACCACAGCCGGCAAGAAGAAGGCTGTGTCGACAGCCGCAGCCGCCAACGAGTACCAGGGCTCCTTCGCCTTCTATACCGGTCGTGTATTCAAGGCTACGGGTAGCACCAAGATGTACTACAGCCAAGCCAACAACGACCCATTGCACCAGCGCAACCTCATCGACTATCGCCACTACTTCATCGTATTGCCTCAGAAGATGGACGCTTGCGCCGCCATCTACAGCAAGTACAATGCCGCGGGCAAGGTATAATCACCCCATCAAGCATCAAGGCTATGGCTAGGATGAAATATCTGGTGCTCCACTGCACCGCCACGCCAGAGGGAAGGGAGGTGAGTGCCGCCGACATCAGGCACTGGCACTGCGACCCTCCCTCGAAGGGCGGCAGGGGATGGAGGCAGGTGGGCTACACCGACCTCTTTCACCTCGACGGCAAGGTGGAGCGACTGGTGAGGAACAACGAGGATGCCGAGGTCGATCCATGGGAGATCACCAACGGTGCGGCAGGCTTCAACGCCATCAGCCGGCACATCGTGTACGCCGGAGGACTCGCCGGCGACGGCAAGACCGCCAAGGACACCCGAACCCAGGCACAGCTGAAGGCGATGACCGAGTACGTGAGGGAGTTCCACCGACGGTTTCCACAGATACGCATCGTGGGACACAACGAGCTGAACCACGGCAAGGCGTGCCCATCGTTCGACGTGCAGGAGTGGCTCCACTCAATAGGCATCAGGCAGGTATAAGGACTGTCATATCAGGATAACATTTTGTGAAAGTTGCATAATCACTCATAATTAGTTAATTGGTTTAAGGTTTGAAAGGCGATGACAGACATCATAATGAACATACTGCAGTGGGCTATCCCATCGGGCGGCATAGGTGCTGCCATCGCCTGGATAGCCAACCGAAAGGTAAAGACGGCGGAGCAGGCCAAGCAGGTACACGACACCTATAAGTCGATGTACGAGGATGTGAGCCGTGAGTTGTTGAACTTACAAAGGAAAGTGGATGAGAACACAAGGGAAAACGCAAGCGCCATCGAGGAACTCAACCGTGAGAACACTCGCACACGCAATGCGCTCAATCGGCTCAGCCGTGCCATCGAGGCGATACAGCTTTGCCCTCATCGTGCTTCTTGCCCTGTCAGCGGTGAGCTGCAGAACGGCGAGGAAGGCACAGGACGAGACGATGAGCCAGGCTCGAACAGAGCTAAGTCTAGACAGCAGCGCAAGCAGAAGGCAGGCAAGCGAGACGCTGACGGCGGAAAGCCTGGCGACCATGGAGACGTGGGAGCAGGCGTGGATGCTGCTGCCCCTCGACAGTAGCGGGGGCGGTGGAATCATCGTCAGGGGCAAGGGAGAGAGAAGGCTGCTGGTGGGCGCACGCTCCACACGGAGCACCATCGGAACCGACTCTTCCAACGTGGTTCGGACGGCATCCGAACGGCATTCTAACGAGAGCAAGACGGAGGTGAGGAAGCCTCCAGACGGGCTGACGGAACTGGCAGGCAAGGTGGCGTTCGTCATCATAGCCTTCGGAGTGAGCTATCTAGTAATAACGTATAAAAAGCAATAAGAAAATGGAAAATATTTTGGACGGCACCGACCTCATCCTCAGCGTGAACGGCGGTGCACTGGCATTCTCCACGGGATGCAAGATCACCACCTCGACCGAGACCGGCGAGCGCGTGACCAAGGAGGCAGCGGCAGGCAAGTGGAAGGAGAAGTACGTGAAGAGCTTCTCGGAGAGCATCAGCGCCGATGGCGTGGTGTGCGTGGACGCAGCCAAGGACGCTCCTACCTACGACACGCTGAAGGATCTGCAGATAGCGGGCACGGCAGTGGACGTTACCTACAACGTGCGCGAGCCAGGCAAGCGCACCGGCAAGACGGCTGGTGGCTACAAGGGCAAGTTCATCATCACCTCGCTCGACCTCGACGGTCAGGCAGGCGACGATGCCAAGTACTCCATCCAGCTCGAGAACTGTGGCAAGGTGGAGAAGCTGACCACCGGCTTGCAGGACGGCACGGTGACGCAGAGCGCATCGAGCCAGCAGGCAGTGAGCAAGTAATTTTTTAAGCAAGCCATAATTATAGATAAGATGAGAAAGATCATGATCGAGGTGGGCAGCAAGGCATATCCCTGCTGCCTCACCATGGGGGCGATGCTCCTCTTCAAGCGCAACACGGGCAAGGACGTGAGCCAGATGGATGCCTCGGACATCGAGGACCTGCTGATGCTGATGTGGTGCTGCGTCGTGTGCGCCTGCAAGGCAGACGGCGTGGAGTTCACGATGGACTTCGAGACGTTCACCTGCCACATCACGCCACAGGACGTGAACCGATGGAACGAGGTGATGAATGCCGCTGGCGATGAAAAAAAAAGCGAGCCGGAACCCTAGGTTCTGACTCTGACGAGAGCCAGGAGCCGCCCACCGTGGAGCGGCTGCTGGGCATAGCGATGGGGTGCATGGGGATGAGTATGGATGACTTTTGCCGATGCACCCCCTCTGAGTTCAATGAGGCCTACGAGGCGTGGGGCGAGTGCCAGGAAAGGCTGGAGCGTGGTGCGTGGGAGAGGATGAGGATGCAGTGCCTCTGCTCCCTCCAGCCCTACTCGAGCAAGAAGCTGAGGGCTGAGGACCTGATGCGGTTCCCGTGGGAAGAGGAGCAAAAAAAATCCCCTTGCCAAGAGGTGCAAGAGGAACTGAGCCACGAGGAAGTCATGGAGAGATACCGCAAGGCGGTGGAGAGGGCTGGGCTGTCATAGACCGCCGTACCACCAAGGAAGTGGACAGCCCTTGGACTCGTTTATCCACCTGCCACTCCAACATGATATTGCTAGGACGAAAAGCAGGAAAGATAGCCAAAACACAATCGGACTGTCTAGGACGAAGAAACTAATAGGCATCATAAGAAACGACCAAATGGTAATATCTCCATACGGCATACGGAACTTCTTCGACTTACTATGTTTTATGTCCTTATTCATACTCTTGTTCTTTATGTAACACGCTGCAAATATAATAAAAATAATCGTAATGTCCAAACTTTAAGATAAAAATATTATGTCAAGAGAGGTAACTTTTAAACTTAACCTGAAAATAGATGGTAAGAATGTCATTAGACAGCTTACCGTGGACATGGATGAGTTACAGAACGCCATAGGAGAGGTTAAGACGAAAACCGCACAGGTGACAGACTCTTTCATCAGATTCAATCAGACCACAGAACTTATCCAAAATGTGTCTGGTGCCATCTCCCAAGCATCAAGTACCTTAGGAACCCTGACCGAGGAAAGCAGAAGCTTCGGTGGAGCCATGGCTGCCGCCAACACGATGGCAGGCAAGAACGGCGAAGAGTTTGCCAACTTGAAGGATAGAGTCTCAGAACTTGGTGAAACGATACCTGTTGCCCGTAACGAACTTGCCAATGGGTTGTATCAAGTCATCTCGAATGGCGTGCCAGAAAACAACTGGATTTCTTATCTTGAGAAAAGTGCCAAGGCAAGCGTGGGTGGCATTGCCGATCTGGGCGAAACCGTAAAAGTTACATCCACCATCATCAAAAACTATGGACTCGACTGGGAAGACGCTGGAGCCATACAGGACAAGATACAGCTTACCTCAAAAAACGGTGTGACATCCTTCGAGCAGTTGGCGCAAGCCCTTCCGAGAGTGACCAGTAACGCAGCAACACTGGGTGTAAGCATAGATGAGTTGATGGCTACTTTCTCCACCCTTACAGGCGTGAGTGGAAACACGGCAGAAGTGAGCACACAGTTGGCAGCCATCTTCACAGCCCTCGTCAAACCTTCGAGCGAGGCAAGCGAGATGGCTCAGCAAATGGGCATTCAGTTTGACGCAGCAGCCATCAAGGCGGCTGGAGGTTTGAGCCAGTTTCTCACCTCCCTCGATAAGAGCGTAAAACAGTATGCCAAGTCTAGCGGAATGCTGGAGCAAGAGGTATATGGCAAACTTTTCGGAAGCGAAGAGAGTCTTCGCGCTATTACGCCACTCACGAACCAACTAGCCGACAAGTTCAGGGAAAATGTGGCATCGATGCAAAACAGCGCAGGTACGATAGACGAAGCGTTTGGCACAATGGCAAGCACAGGCAGTTCCACACTTCAGATGCTGAACAACAAACTGGGCGAATACACCGACATTATTCAAAGTTCCATAGGAAATGTAGGACCGTATCTCAACTGCATTACACAGATTTCATTGCTCGGTTCTTCCATGTCAACGCTTGCGAGGTCGTTTTACGCTGTAGCCACATCTGCAAAAGTTTCGGCCGCCGCAGTCTCTCTTTATAACAAGGCGATTGCAATAGCACTGGGTGTCTCCACCGCTCCGCTCGTAGCCATGGCTGCCGCCCTTGGCGTTTTGGCTGTGGGCTATTCCAACGTGAAAGACCGTATGGAAGACACAGATCGTGAGGCTCGTGCGCTACGTGAGACGATAGCCGACATGAAGAAGAAGCAGGATGAGAGTGTGGAATCCATCCGCAAGTACTTACCAGTGGCACAGGATGCGACCAAGAGCGTGAAAGACAGAAAGGATGCCATCATCAAGCTAAAGCAACTTTATCCCGACTACTTCAAGAACCTCGACATCGCCACCTCCAAGCAATACAACATCGAGAAGGCGGTGAACGCCGCCAACCGTGCCTACCGCCGCCAGCTCGTCCTGATAGCCAAACAGGCGAAGGCAGAGTATGAGAAGGCAAAAGCCCTCCGTGGCAACGGACAATCGGGGGCGATGATGGTAGGTTCTACCCCGGGCTTGCAAACACTGATGGATAAGCAGGAACTGGCAGAGATAGAGGCAAAGAAAAAGGCATGGGAAGAAGCGGAAAAGGCGGTCAAAGATTACGACAAGGAAGTGGGCAAAGCTTCGCCGACCAAGAAAAAGCCAGTCGGCAACACTCCCACCAAGCCCAAGAATACCCCTATCAGCAAAATGAACTACCAACAAGTGGCGGATGCCATCGAGAAGACCACCAACAAGCTGAAAGCCGCCACCCCTGGCAGCAAGGAGGCGAAGCAGCTGGATGACTACAACAAAAAACTGCAAGCAAGAAAGAAAATACTGGAGGGCACATACTCCTCCCTCAACACCAACAAGAGCAAGGGCAGCAAGAGCGAGCCGAAGTTCTATAAAAACCCAAAGACCCATATCGAGAAGCTGCAGGACCAGCTGAAAAAGGAACAGGAGAAACTGGGCAACGCCACCACCATCGACGCAAAGATCAAGGCGGATGCCAAGGTGAAGGACATACAGGGCGAGATAGACGAGGCCACCAAGGGAAAGGTGACCATCGGGGCGCAGGTCGATTCCTCCTACATCGTGCAAGGCAGTGACGCTGACAAGCGGCTGAGCCGAAACAACGCGCAGCAGCGCATCGACCGCATCAAACAAGACTATGACATCGGCATCATCGCCGACAAGACAGACGCACAACGAGACATTGATGACATCAACAAGCAACTCACCGAAATGGGGCTGAAGCCCATCGAGGTGCACTGGGAGACCCACACCGAGGAACTGCAACGCCAGCTGCAAGACGCTCAGAGGGAGTTCGATAACGCCACCACCATCGAGGCGAAGCTGAAGGCAAGTGCCAAGCTAGCCGACCTGCAGGCGCAGATAGACACAGAGACCAAGGGCAGGCTCACCATCGCCGCCGACGTGGAACCCTCCTACATCGAGCAAGGGAGCATCGCCGACAAGCGACAGAGCTACTCCAACGCACAGACCAAGGCGAGCCGCATACAACAGGACTTCGAGATAGGTATCATAGGCAAGGACAAGGCAAAGAAACAGATAGAGGACCTCAACAAGCAACTCGCCAAGCTGGGCAAGAGTGTGAAGCCCATCAAACTCGACATCAACTCCAAGGACATCGCCAAGATACAATCACTCTTCAACATCGACGTGACCAACTTCGACAGCGTGAAAGGTGCTTTCACTAGCATCCAAGGTATTGTGGACCCCACTGCCAAGGGCCTCGCCGCAGCGGGTGCCAGCTGCGAGATGCTGGGCAGTGCGATGCAGCAGCTGGGCAGCGACTCGGCGGCAGGCAAGGCTGGAATGATCATGGCTGCCATCGGACAAATCGTGCTCTCCTTCGCACAAGCCCTCAGCTCCTGCAAAACTTGGGTGGACTGGCTCGCCTTCGGCATATCGGGTACCGCACAGATGATCTCGCTCATCGCCACCGTGAGCAAGTTTGCCACCGGTGGTATCGTGGGCGGCAACCAGAAGAGCGGCGACAACGTGCTGGTGCGTGTCAACTCTGGCGAGATGATACTCAACGCCGCACAGCAGGCACGCCTCTTCGCCATCGCCGACGGCACCGCCGCCTATGGCGCATCCGCACAGATAGCCGCCAACTTCGCACAGGGCGTGGCACTGCCATCGGTGAGCGTGCAGACCGACCGACTGCAGGGCATCATGGCAGATGGCGGTGGCAACCAGCCGAAGACAGTGGAATGGAGACTCAGGGGCAGGGACATCGTGGCTTCCATCGCCAACGAGACTCGCTCCAACCGCAAGAGAAGCAACATCCGCCTGAAATAATGACGGCGCAAGCTCCATTATACATTATAAATTATACATTATAAACTAATATACCAATGTACATTCATGGATCATTCTACAACAAGCAGGACGAGAAGGTGACCGTGCTGATCGTGACCAAGGACGACCGCAACACCGAGAAGGAAATCGGCAAGGAGGAGGACGGACTGTTCTTCTCCGACGACCCCGTGGAAATCACCTCCCAGGTGAACGACACCCTCGACGTGCTGCTCTGCTACCAGGCGAGCATCCGGCTGCTCTGCCGTGACTACGTGCCCGACTTCTTCTGCAACTCCTGCAGGGAGGCGGTGGTCAACATCCTCGTGGATGATAAATGCTACTTCGCCGGCTTCATCGAGCCGCAAGCTTTCTCGCAAGATTACAACGAGGAACTGGACGAAATCGAGCTGACCTGCATCGACTGCCTCTCCGCGCTGCAATACTCCAACTACCGCAACATCGGCACCGCAGGCATCACCTACACAGGGGTGAAGGCAAACGCCGACCAGCGCACATTCCTCGACCTCATCAAGGAGATACTCGGCGGCGTGAGCCAAGCACTCTGCATCAGCGAGGACAAGACATGCGGCATCTATGTTGACAAGTCCATCACCGCCTGCAACAATAGCAGCCTAAACATCTGGGGCGTATTGAGAAAAATCAACATCTCGGAGCTGCTGTTCCTGGGCGAAGAGGAGGATGACGTATGGACACAAGAGGACGTGCTGACGGAAATGCTGAAATACCTCAACATGCACATCGTACAGGAGGGCACGGACTTCTACATCTTCAACTGGGATTACTACAGAAGATTTAAAACCTCCGGCTTTTACTTCTACGAAATATCGGGAAGAAATCCCAAAGCTTTTACCTATCGAAAAGCCATCGACACCATCACCAACTCGCTTGTGTCGGACTGCGACACGCAGTTGAGCATCACGGAGACATACAACCAGGTATTGCTCACCGACAACGTGACCGAGGTGGAGAACGTGATAGAGAGTCCGCTTGACAGCGACTCGCTCATCGTGGCAGGAAACTACCAGAAATACATGACGGAATACATCATGGAGACCAAGGGAAGCATCTCGGCCACCACGCGATATGTTAACTTCCTCCTGAATGACAAGCCTACGAGAGAGGAAACCACCATGGTGGACTGGTTCTGCTGGCCAAAGAACGTGAGAAACTGGAAATTTTACGGAGATGGCGACCACACCACCGACATCTACTCCAAGTATCCAGCCGATGGAACCAAGCAGGAAGACATTCTCAACAAGGGACTGACTGCTGGTGTCGGTGCTTGCGTGTGCGCCTTTGGTAAGATCGAGAAAAAGAACAACGACGCACAGATAGTGACAACGGTCAGCATGGACGACTACCTGGTGATCTCCACGATGGGAAAGGATGGAACACGACCCACCGACACAACCCTCCTGGCGGATTGCCCCGTGGCTGAGTACGTGGGCAACAAGAGTGGAGGAACGTTTAGCCCTGCCGATGAGGACACCGTCAACTACATCGTGATCAGCGGAAAGGTGGCGCTCAGCCCCGTAATGCCACACTCTGGCTGCTATATCGAGGAACTGAAATGGGCGGCGAACTTGCGTGATGACAAATACATAGGCATTGCGCCAAAGACTGTGACTAAGCGAGACGGACAGCAAATCTTCTATACACGCAAGTACTGGAAGGCGACGAAATGGAATGACGAGCCTTCTGCCGACGACGAGACCAACGCCCTGGACTATCACAACCTCTTCTATCCATACACCGACACCAGTCAGCAGAGCTACGAATATAAGTACAGTGCCGTGGGCGCAGAGACCGACACCATCAAGAAACTGGGTCTCGTGGCATGCATGCTCATCATCGGTGACAAGTGCGTGGTGGAGAAACAGAAGGGCGAGGACTTGGGCACGGGCGTGCCGGGTACTGGCGAGGGCGAGTGCGAGGACTACGTATGGATGACCTACAAGGAGCGGAGCGAGTGCCAGAGCGATGATGAGTACTACCAGCAAAGCTTTACCATCGGCATTGACCCGAAGCTGGGCGACAAGATATTGGGCACGGAGTTCGACATACAGAAGAACGCACCCTACACCAAGGGTATCACGGCGGAAGGCACCGCCATCCCCATCAAGATGGGAGACCATGTGAGCGGCAAGGTGCAATTCAAGATCCTCGGACCTGTCAACGCCGAGTGGAACAATGTCACACGCCGCCACCCTACGTTCTTCCGCCATACCAAGTGGTACCAGGACAGCGTGCTGCTCCTGCAGAAGACCAACGCCATCTTCATGAAGGATTTCAAGGTGGAGGTGGTGAGCGACAACGGCAAGATGGGAGCCGTGAGCGATGAAAGCGACATTGTGTATATGAGCGACACCCTGGAAGACTTCGTCAACAAGAAGGACGACCTGGAGTTCAAAATCACCACCGCCCTCACCTCTGAGGAGTGCAAGCGGATGGGTGTCAACAACGCCGTGAAGCTATCCTCGCCACTCTTCGACAAAAGTGCACTGGTGAGCATCAGAAGCTATACGCTCCTGCCAACCCGCACGGGAAAGCCAGAGGAGTTGTACGTGGACGCTGTCTGGAAAGAGTGGCACGAGCCGAGAATCATCTTGGAGCAGGGATTCCTTCATGGAGCGGACGTGAAAGTGTTCGGAAGATACACCATGCCGAGCCTCGGCAAGGACTTCATCGTGCAAGGCGTGGACCGAAACCTCGCCGACGGCACTGCAAGAGTGACGCTGAAGGAGGTGTTCTGATGGCATTCCAACGGCTTTATAATGATATTCAAATGGTATGACAACAATATTATAAATAAGATATAACGATGATCGACATCAAGAGTTTTTCAAAGCCCAAGAAATCGGGCAATGGTTCGGGCGGCGGTTCGTCATCCGTCACCTACATATCGGGCATCGCCTCGGAGGCTGACCACGCCACACGTGCCGACAAGGCAAAGAAGGCAGAGGTCGCCGAGCAAGCCAACGTGGCTAACCGTGCCACCTCTGCACAGACCGCCAGCTATGCCTCGAAGGCTGGAGAAGTGGACATCGAGAGCGAAACCCTGCAGAAGTTCCTCCGAAAGGATGATCCGGCCGAGGGAGAGGAAAACGTGGCAGAGGAAGTGCACCGAAAGGTGGACTTCAAGAAGGCTGCCGCCTTCCTGAAGGGATTCACCATCGCTGGCCAATTTGGGATAGATGAGTACGGCGATATGATACTGAACACCATCAAGTCGCTGGAGTACAACAACGCTGCCGAGCAAGGATTCTCTGTTGAGAAGGAGAAGAACGGAAAGTACCATGCGTTCGTTACCAACCTCACCATCTGGGGCAAGGCGATATTCCACGAATTAGAAGTACGCAAGTTGTCTTATTCGGGAGGCAACATCTATCTGTCGGGGGCAGGAAGTAAGCTTGTCAAGGTTATACCTGTAAAGAAATCGGTATCTGATGGTGTGACGTCTTGGGTAGAAACAACTGCGGATGATACAGAATGTGTCGGCTGGAAATGCTATCTCTTAGCTGATAATGGCACTACTGCCACAATGAACTACTGGCAGGAGGGCGACCAAGTGCGCTGTCAGACCATTGGCGAGATTACGGCTGGAGGAACATATCAGGATGCAAGTAACAAGAGTTACTGGCGTACTATTCCCAACGGTGGCGTATCTACACAGAATGAGAAGATTTATGGCACAATGACGGAAACTTACCTTGACGAAGCTGGCAAGGAGCAGACGAGAGAAGTACAGGTGGAATTGTATGGCGGTCAGTCGTTTGCTTGGATTGTCGTTGGCAAGCATTCCGAAGATTTAGATGGATATACTGATGAGGATAGTGCGCCTACCGAGACGAGAGGCATCCCTGTCGATGGCGACACAATCGTGCTTGATGGTAACAGACATCGTAATGAACACGGCGAGTATGATAAGACCGACAGGCAGAATGTGATTGTCCTCGAAACGACAGGCGAATATGCTCCTCGTATCGCTTGTTATGCCAATATCTCTGAGTATAAGCATACTATCACAAAAAGCGTGAATGGCGAGGATAAAGAGGTGTCTCTGTCTGTATTTGAGACCTCTCCAAAGGGAGGAACAAAAATCAACTCTTCACGTTTTGAGTGGATTTCTAATGATGGCAGCACTATCAATATCATCAATTATAGAGGTGACTGGGTTAAAGGAAATACTTATCATAAGAACGACCAAGTGAATCACAACAACGCCGTATGGGTATGTGTCGCTAACTCTGAGGAGAGCGTGATAGCAGAACCTTCCGATAGCTCGACCCAATGGAAAAAAGTCCTCTATGGAGGTAAAGGCGAGAAGGGTGATGATGCCGTTATCTACACCCTTGAGGCGTCACCGAGCTATATCAGACTTAATTCTGACGGAAGTATCGACTACACGAATGGATATATCGACAAGGGCGATGAATATGAGAGCGACAAATATCTTGTAGTTAGAGGCTATAAGGTGGCGAAAGGCGTGAGAGACAATCGCTTTTCAACGGAATCGAGTCCAGTTACCTTACGACTCACCATTAATGACGGAAGTGCGTATAGCGAATATACTCCATCTGACTGCGATTCTGTTTCCATCGACTTCGAGCCTAAGTACGAGGATAGCTATTACAGCATGTTGCAAGAGATAAGTCATTCGGGGCTAAATTCGGTAAGAGTTGATCTGTGCGAGGGAAGCGAATATAATACAAGCAAAATTCTCGCTACCTGTGACATACCTATCATTCGGAACGGTAAGGATGGACAGAAGGGTGACCAAGGCGACAAGGGAGAAGATGGAGTTGACGGAACTGACGGTAAAGATGCAGTCTCAGTCCTTGTCGAGAACGCTCCGCTTGTCTTTGACACAAATGATGATGGAATCGTGTCTCCTGACATATCAAAGATTGCGAAGGTAAAGATAATGAGGGGAAACAGGAACGTTTCAGACGAGTGCAGCGATGTGTATTCGAGGGATGATATGTGCGTAAATTGTAAATGTGGTGTTACGCAGGAGAATGGATACATCAGCGTATCTATATCAAGCAACAATATCACAAAGAACGACGTGATTGTTGACGGCGTAAGCCACGGTAAGGTTTCTGCAACATCAGGATATGCGGTTGCGCAGGCTACTTACGATGGGGTTACTCATTTTGTACAGGTTCCTTTCTCTGTTAACGTTGCTAAGTTTACTGGTGTCGTAGCATTCGACAATAATGGTTATAAGTCGCAGTTTGAAAAGGTGACAAATAGACTTAATGATACTGCAACCAAGGATGATCTGAAAAAGGCTGAGTCGGATTTCAAACAAACGGCAAGAGAAATTTCCCTCACCGTGAGCGAGAAGGCAATAGCAAGGCGCAATCTGCTTGTTGGTAGCGCATTCCTGCGTGAGGATAACAACTTTGGGCTATTCAGCGATGCAAGAATCGAGATGAACAGCGGCTATCAGGGAACTAACTGCATCAAGTGTATTGATGATACTACGGACGGAAAGACACGCTATCCTGGTGTATTCTGGGATGCCTCGCTAGGAGGTAAGAGTGTTAGGATAACAAAGGGTAAGAAGTATGTTATATCATGCTGGTATTTCTCGAATAATGCAAATGGACATCTAAGCCTCGAAGCACTCTATATAGACAAGCGGACGAATGAAAGAAAGGGAGCGCCAAAATATCTCTCAGCAGGCAGTTTATCCCCTAAGCCCAATCAGTGGCAATTATTCTCAACGGTTATAGATACAACCGATGCAGAGTATGATTATATTGCCTTTAACTTTTATGAACATTGCGGCGTTGAATCTGGTTTGATTGAAGCCTATATTTGCAGACCAATGGTTGAGGAAGGCGACACCTATAATGGCTGGACGCTATCACAAGACGATTATGACATCATTGGTGCTAACTTGATTGATAATTCAAGGACACTTGATGTTGGTGGTAATGTGCTGGAAGTAAAGGGTCAGAAAGCTCTTGTGGGTGATGCGTATGAACTCACATATATAGGCTCTGACGACTACAATACATTCTATCGAATAAAAGGCAGCACCTTCCAGCTCGGCGTAGATTATACTATCAGCTTCGAGGTAAGAGGCGATGCTGAGTATATGGGTGTATATGCCTATTATCCTATCACAAACACCAAGTTCACTCTCTACGCAGAACCGCAGAATGGTGCAATGACCGAAGTGACAGATGGCGGAAAGGTTAATAATTATGTTGCTTTGATTCAAGTCAAGGAGCTATCTAAGCAGCAGAGGGTGTGGAGTCATTTCCGATTCAAGGACAGACTTCCTGAGCAGATCTACTTCCAGTTCCCAAAGAATGCGCAACAGACTGGTGTAACGAGCTGGAGTGTGACCATCACGAAGCCGAAAATCGAGGTGGGTGCAGTCGTTACTGAGTACACCGAGCGCAAGAGTGACCTTGTAGATAAGGCGAGTCTGAAAAAGGCAGGAATCGAGGTAAAGAGCGATGAGGTGCTGCTGCATGGAGATAGAATCCGTGTCAATAATAACGGACAAACTGCCGCCCTCTTCACTGGCGGCAAGATTAACGCATCGCTCATTGACGCTGACCAAATCGAGGTGAAGCACCTTTGGGCGAAGAGTAATGACGGAGCGAGCAAGGTGGGCTACTTCGGCAATACGGAGGAAGATGCTTGCAAGATAGGCGACTATACGGTTGCGCCTCTCTTCATCGGTGGGGCTACGGCGAAGGAGTCGCCTTTCTATGTGACGAGCAAGGGAGCGATGCACGCAACGAGTGGAAAGATAGGCTACTTCACGATTAGTCCAAATGGAGAACTTATGTATGATGATGGTTACACAGACGTCGCCCACCGCCCTTTCGGTCTATCCAAGGAGGCACTGTATTTCACACATACAACAGACCACAAGAGCAACGATGCTATCGTATGGGTTGGAAGGACAAACTTTTCAGAAAGTAGCACTGGTACCGTTGGCTTATTGTCGGATATTTGGATAGATGAAAGAGTAAGTACACCAACCCAATCTAAGGCTTGCCTTTTTCTCCGTGCCGAGGGTTATACTGGTGAAGATACGGACCCTATGGGAAACCTTATGGGTAACTTCGCCATATACGCCCAAAAAGGAACTTATGCTGGTTTCCGCCCTGCCGTTCGCTTTGTTATAAAGAATTGTCAACTTACTGACATGGATTGTGTAATATATGTTTCCGTAACAGGTGTTTACTTAACTCTGCCAGATAATCCACAGAAAGGTCAGTACTACAAGTTCATACAAGGTTCTGGAAGTTTTCATATAAAATCATCGAGCAAGAATATATATAGCATGCATGTTGGTCAAACGGACAATTTTACGAGTGACTCATATAACCAGATAACGGAGATTATCTGGTTAGGCGACCACTGGAGAATAAATTGGTTTAGGGAAGCCGTCGGTAAATAACGTTTTTATATATATAATAGATTATGAAACTGCAATTAGACAACGTAATGGTGCGCCTCTCCTTGGATAGCGAGCAGCGTACCGCAATGGAACTGAGAAAGGAAATCGCCAACGCCATCTACAAGACTGGCAGAAGGGGCTTGGCGGACGTGGCACTCTCCACGAAGATGTGGAACGGTAGCAACGATACCGACTACACCGACGAGGAGGTTTCCGCCATCAAGGACTTCGTGGAGAAGAACTTCATCCCTGCCGTCATCGTGGCGGTGAACGAGGTGATAGAAAAAGCCACGATACCCCAAAGCTGAAATATCTAGTAAGTAATTTGGTAGCCACCACTCAATGTAAGGGGGATATAAAACTCCCCCATAGAGTAAAAGTAAAAAGAAAGCGATTATAATGCAATTCCAAAGCCATTATAACCGCTTTCTTTTATCCCTAGAGGGAACTAAAAACATATACGTTTCGTTTTGCGAAAATATCATTTCGTTTTGCGCTCCGCGAACATTTCGTTTTGCGGATTATAGATGAAGGACTTGCCGCATTGGCATTTCCACCAGGCATGTACTTTGCCGCAAGTTGGTAGGACTTCTCCATAAGGGCGACTTGCTCGTCCATATTGGAACGCTTGTTTTCCTGCTGCATCATGCTTGTCTCCAGCTCGTCAAGACGTTTCCTCAACTCAGCATCTTCGCTGCTTTCCCCTTGCTGTGGCTGTTCATAGAAACCGCCCAAGGTCGTGTTCAAGGTTTGGTATGCCTCGGCAGACGAGCGGATGGCATCCGCCTCCTGTCTTTCC